GAAGCGTCTCAATGATCCCGAGTGGCGGGCGTTCAAGACGGGCAACTTCAGGATCTAGCCCATGGCTGACGGCATCGTCACCGACTACGACACACTGGTTGCGCGCGTGAAGGTGTGGGTTGCCCGCTCCGACACGACGTTTTCCAATCAGTTCCCGATCATCGTGTCGCTGGCGGAAAACCGCATCTACAACGGCCACGGCAAAGACCCGAACGAGCCGCTGTATTCCGCGCCGCTGCGGTCGAAGGTCATGGAGACCACGGGAACTGTGACACTGGCGTCGGGCTCGGGCGACCTGCCGACAGACGCACTCGACATTCGCCGCATCTATCGCGCGTCCGATCAGGTCGGCATCACTTACGCCCCGCCGCATTTGTGGTCGTCTCTCGACGCGTCGGCCAGCGGTGGCAACCCGTACTATTACACAATCGAGGAAGGCACGCTGAAGGTCACGCCGTCCTATGACGGTGACGTGTCGCTTCTATACTTCCGCCGGTTCGATCCGATCACGCAGGACAACAAGACCGGGCAACTCATTGCCGAGCACGGCATGATCTACTTCGCTGCCACGATGTTCTATTCGTATGCGTTCATGCAGGAAGACAACCTTGCGGCGCAGTGGCTGGCGGAAATGAAAGCCAAGATCGACGGCGCCAACGGTGTCGCGACCTCGCTTCGCAACGGTGCGCAGCGTCTTCGATCCATCACGAGGGCAATAGGATAACGATCATGGCGGAAAACCTACCCGGCATTCTTGGTGAATTGAGCCCAGACGAGCGCAAGAGGCTGGAGGACGACATGCGCGCTCGCTATGGCGTCGCCGAATACGCCATGCCGTTAGGGCTTGGTCTCGGTGGAGGCGCGATGCTGGCCTCAATTGCGCGAGCAGCGGGCCTTAACAGGTTGCCGTCATACGCCATGGGCGGTGCGTTCGGATCGTCCCTCATGGACAACATCACGAGAAGTCAGCAGCGTTTCGCTGCTGAGCAGATGGCTCGCGATGCCGAAGGCCAACCCGGCGGCTTTTACGGGCGGCGATACTGATGCCTATCCCGTGGGGCATGATGGGACCTGACCGGGCGCAGTTGAACGCCCCCGTTGTGCTGGAAGCCAAGAATTGCATTCCGGGCGTCAGCACGTTCCTGCCTCTCCCTGCGCCCGTGTCGTCGACGCCAGCGTTGCCCTCGGCCGTCCGCGGCGCGGTGTCGGTGCTGAAAGACGACGGCGCTGTCGCCACCTTTGCCGGCACGCAAACCAAACTTTACAAGCTCGACACCGATTTGACGTGGCTCGACGTGTCGCGCGTGTCCGGCGGCGATTACAACGTCGGCCTAGGCGAGCAGTGGAAGTTCGACATCTACGGAACCAACCTGCTTGCCTGCAACGTCAACGCGGCGATGCAATCGATCGACGTGACGAGCGGCACCAACTTTGCCGCGGTCTCCGGTGCTCCATCCGCGCGATATCTGGCGATCATGCGCGAGTTCGTGCTCGTTGGCGCAATCCTCAACAACGAGAAGCGCGTGCAGTGGTCGGCCAACGGCAACAGCGCCGATTGGACGCCGCGGTCTTCCGGCGGCACCACCGATGCGGACTATCAGGACCTTCCCAACGGCGGCCCGGTGCGCGGGCTGATCGGCGGCGAGGTCGCATATGTGTTCCAAGCGGCCAAAGTCACGCGCATGACCTTCGTGCCTGGCTCGAGCTTCATCATGCAGTTCGACGAGGTGGAGGGCGCGTCTGGTCTCGCTGCGCCGCATTCGCTGGTGCGTCTTCGGCAAGACGCCTACTTTCTCGCCAACGACGGCTTCCGCAAGATCGCGCTTGGCTCCGTGTCGTCAACGCCCATCGGCGTCGGCAAGTGGGCCAAATGGTTCCTGAACGACATCAAGGTCGGCACCGAGTTGACGGTGCTCGGCGCGGCAAATCCGGTCAAGCCGCACATTGTGTGGTGCTACGCCAACAAGTCGACGTCGAGCACGACGCCAAACCGGATGCTGATTTACGATTGGTCGCTCGACGAGGCGACGTTCGCGGACATCACGGTTGAAAGCCTCGTGAAATGGCTGTCGCCTGGCATCACCTTGGACGGCATGCCGGCGGCGGGGTACTCGGACCTCGACACGCTGCCGTTCTCGCTTGACAGCCCGTTTTGGAAAGGCGGTGCCTCGGTGCTCGGCGTGTTTGGCTCGGATCACACGCTCAGCTTGTTGTCGGGAACCCCGATGCAGGCGCAATTCGTCACCGGCGACGGAGCTGGAAACTCTCGCCTGTTCGTGCGCGGCACGCGTCCCAAGTGCGATGCATCGGGGATTACAGTTGCCGTGTCGTCGCGCGAGCGCCAGGCCGATGCCGTCGTGTGGAACACCGACGAGGCGATGGAGGACACCGGCGACGTTCCGGCGCACGCGTCAGGCAACGTGTTTCGCGCCCGCGTGACAATCCCGGCGCAGACGTGGACGCAGATCGAGGGCATCGAGACTGACGCGGCACAGCGGGGCAAGCGCTGATGCTCGATATCCCGCAGGAAGGCCCCTATGACCGCTCCATCCGGCAGGCCATCCGGCAACTGATCCAAGGCCGAAACAATGCCAACGGCACGGTCACGCTGACCGCGAACACGACGACGACGACGGTGACGCAGAGCACCATCAACAAGGATGCCGGCGTGTTCCTATTCCCGACGACGGCCAACGCGGCAGCAGCTATCGCGACGACCTATGCCAACGTCGCGGCGACGGGCGGTGCGTTCACGCTCACGCACGCCAACAATGCGCAGACCGATCGGACGTTTTATTACGTGGTGCTGGGGGGCTGATGGCAGAAGGCAAAGCCTCGATCGAGATGCTGGTGGAGCGGATCTTCGAGTCCCGCAACGCAGCGCATCGCGTGCACTGGAAAACCAAGTCTTTTGCCGAGCACATGGCGCTGGGGGACTTTTACGACCGGATCGTTGACCAGATCGACGGCATCGTTGAGGACTACCAGGGCGGCAAGGGCCTCATCAAAACCGACGCCGACACCGCCGGGCTCGTCTATCACCTCACGGCCGAAGCCAAGTGGATCGAGGACAATCGCGAGGCGATCGCCAACGGCAGTGCGTCCGTGCTGAACAAGCTCGACGATCTGGTGGGTAGCTATCGCACCACACTCTACAAGCTGAAGCATCTGGATTGAGCATGGACACCGCCACAGCAGACGCAGCAATGCACGCCTACATGGCGCCCGTGATCGAGCGGAAGCAAACCCCGCTGATGCTGCGGCAGGTGCCGGTGAAGTACCTCAAAGAAACGTGGCCCTACGTACACGGTCTCGTGCAGTCCGTCACGGATCGCTCGGAAGGCCGCTGGCCCGTGCGCTTCATTGCCGAGAAGCTGGCGCGCGCTCAGTGGCAATTGTGGGTGGTCTACGACGGGCAGTACCGCGCCATCGTCGGCACGGAACTGTTTGAGGAGCCCAACAAGGCCAAGCACGCCCGCATCGTTTTTTGCACCGGGCTCGGGGCCAAATCCTGGACGCCGCTGATTGCCGAGATCGAGGCATGGGCGAAGGACAACGGCTGCGTGAAGCTGGAAATGCTGGCCCGCAAGGGCTGGGCGCGTCACCTCGAAGATTACAAGATCACGCACGTGATGCTCGAAAAGGCGCTCTGAGATGCAGAACAAGCCCGCCACGACGACCACCACGCAGAGCCGCACGCCGTGGTCCGGCGTGTCGTCGCAGATGTCCGACCTGTCGGGCCGCATCGGTTCGCTGGGGCAGGATACGAGCCTGTTTGCCCCGTCCGTGTCCGACACGACGTACAAGGGGATTGAGCAGGTGAAGGCGCTCGGCAACAAGGCCGAAGGCTACGATCTCTTGAAAAGCGTTCTGCCCGGATCGTCCGAAGGGTTCGCCACTGGGCTCGGGCAGCTTCAGCGCGTGGCGTCCGGCGAGTACATCAACCCGAACCAGTATCTCCGCGCCGCGCTGGAGCCCGCAGCGCAGGATGTGATCAACAGGGTGAACGGTCAGTTCACGGCGGCGGGCCGATACGGCTCCGGCGCGCACACCGGGGCGTTGACGCGCGAACTCGGCAACCTCGAAAGCCAAGCCTACCTCAACAACTACAACACCGAGCGCGGGCGGCAGGATGCGGCGGCGGGAACGCTCAACGCAGGCGGCTACACGGGCGCCGGGTTCGCAGGCGCACTCGATCAGACCGCGATGACGCCGGCCATGCGCACGCTGCAAGCGGGCCAGATGCTCGACCGCATCGACAGCGAGCAGAAACAGGCCCCGTTGCGCGCGGCGGAATGGCAGCAACAGCAGATTATGCCGATGGCAACGGCCTTCGGATCGAGCACGGGCACGCAGCAGACGGTGCAGCCGGTCAACAAGCTGACGCAGGGCCTCGGGCTCGGAATGATGGGGCTTGTGGGGCTTGGCATGCTGGGTATAGGAGGCGACCGCCAGGGCCAAGGCCGAAGAGGGCATCCTGAAAGCCAAGACCGAAGCCGAGCGGCAGGCGGCCGAGAACGAAGCGCGCCGCGCGGCGAATGCGCTGGCAGCGGAAAAAGCCGCGAGCGACAAGGCCGAATATGATCGCGCTGTGCTGAAGGCGGAATCGTTGCGCGATGCCGAGTTGGCGCGAGATCGCCGCTTCAGTGAAACGGCTGTCGGCAAGGTGTACGATAAGACCGGCGGCGCGGCGGCATTCATGGCTCCGTTCGCGGTCGGCCTCGGGCAGCGTCTGGCGCAGGGGCCGATCGGCGGGGTCGTGTCGAAATACGTGGCGCCGTTCGTCGAAGGTGGCGCAGCGGCCTACGGCATCAACTCCCTTCCGCTCTACTACGACGCATACGCGACCGAGGCCAGCAACCCGACAAAGCAGGCTTACGGCGTGTATGGGCGCGAACTGCCCGCTGGTCATCCGCGCAAGGCGGAGGCACTGCGCTATGCCGGGCCTGAATCCGAAGGCGGGTTGCCTGATCTCAATCCAGTTCGCGCAACAGCCACGCGCGAGTTGAAAGAAGGGTTCTGGCCGCGTCTCGGCATGAGCGCAATCGAGGGCACCATGGGGCCGCTCGGGTAC